TAGCGATACTTTGAGCCGTCTTCAACGTCTTGCAGGACTTTCTGAATAAAACTTAAACTTAACTAGTACAAACTTAGGAGAATTAAAATGGACGAAATGTTCGAAAATTGGGCAGAGACAAAAACAGCATTGCTTGAAGGTCTCACAGCGGATAAAAAGAAGATTGTAGCTCCTCTTCTTGAAAACCAGAAAAACCACGTAATGATGGAAACAGCAGCAGCAGGCGCAACAGTAGCGCATGACGTAGCAGGCTTCCGTAAGATCTTGATTCCAATGATCCGTCGTGTAATTCCTGGTACAATTGCAAGTGAATTAGTTGGTGTTCAGCCAATGACTGGTCCAGTAGGACTTGTATATTCTTTGCGTTACACATACAAAGAAACAGTTGCTGACACAACTGGTGATGCTTTCGGCGCACAGAGTATTACAGCAGGTGATGAAGCTTTTGGTAACTCTCCAGCTCTTCGTGCTTTCTATTCTGGTGGTGCTTCTGCTGGTGTTGGTTCTCCAATTCCTGGTGATGCACAAGCTCAAGCAGCAGGTGCTGGTGGTCTTACTCACACAGGCGCAGTAGCTATTGACGGTACTGAAACAACAGGTGAAGCATGGCCTTCTAGTCTTGACGTATCAGCTACAACTGGTGATATCTCTCGCGGTGGTTCTGGTTCTTTCCTTGAAGGTTCTGGTGGTCGTAAGATGGGTCTTGAAGTCGTAAGTCAGGCAGTTGAAGCTGGTTCACGTAAATTGCAAGCTGGTTGGACAATCGAAGCTATGCAAGATTTGAACTCTCAGCACGGTCTTGATCTTGAGTCAGAAATGTCACAAGCTCTTTCAGCTGAAATCGTTCAAGAAATTGACGCTGAAATCATTAGCGATCTTATTGCGCTTGCAGGAACTGTTGATTCATTTGACGGTGCTGCTGCTGGTGCTTATGGTGGCGGTGCTTCAGGTAACTATGCTCCTGCATATGTTGGTGATCGTCTTGCTAACCTTGGTGTAATCATCAACCGTGTTGCTAACGAGATTGGTCGTAAGACTCGTCGTGGTGTTGGTAACTTCATCGTTGTATCTCCAATGGTTGTTTCTGTTCTTCAGTCTGCTGCAAAGAGTGTTTTTGCACCAGCGATTGACGGTTCTTTCAAAGGTCCTAACAACACAATGTTGGTTGGTACACTTAACGGTTCTATCAAGGTTTATTCTTACCTTTGGAATCAGCAAGGTGATGGTCTTGATCTTGGTGTAGCACAAGCTGGCAACAATGATACAATCCTTGTAGGTTATAAAGGTGGTAACGGAGAAACTGATACTGGTTATTTCTACTGCCCTTACATCCCATTGATGAGCTCTGGTGTAATTGTTAACCCAGTTACTTTCCAACCAGTTGTTAGTTTGATGACTCGCTACGGCAAGACTTCATTCACAAGCACAACTTCATCACTTGGAAACAGTGCAGACTACTACGGAAAGATTAGCGTTCTAGCGCTTGACCTTGCGTAAGCAGTAAGTAACAAGTAGTAAACTTTAAAGCCCGCATTTTTTGCGGGCTTTTTTGTGTGTTGACCTTTTTGTTAAAAATGGGTATAATAAGGGATGATTATTGATAACATCATTGTTGGGAATTTGGTAGAAGGGTTAACTGAACACAGCATTGGTGTTCATCCTGACGAGACCACTATTCGCTTGAGTGAAGAAGAAGTCCGCAATGATGCTGGTAATCTGTTCCTCCCGCACATTTTAAAGGTTGCTGGATTGTTTAAATCAACAAGTGAAGTACGGAATATAAATACTCAGCGCCAAAAAGCGCCAAAATTTAAAAGCAATCCCGACCAAGATTTGTGGCGAAATCTGGAGCATCCTGAAATGACTGAATTCAAAATCGGCAAAAAAGTGTTTTGGCTTATCGTAGGTGATATAAATATATAAACGTCTATGATAAACTGAGAGATAATGGAAAAATTAACATTTAAAAATTATTTAGATTCGAAGGATGTGTTGCGTAAAGCAATATCTGAATCTCCTATTCATACTATTACTTATAAGGTGAAGAAGTATTGTCGTATTCCTGTAGGCGAAACGAAGGAAGTAAAGCAATACATTATGCTCAAACCGAAACAAAAAGTTCTTGTTGAGTGGAAATATACAGATGGATTAGTACCAGATGTGTTATCTATTCAATTTCTTAAGGTTGATGACATATATTTAAACGAGTCATTTGATCCGTATTGGACAAGTCAACGTTTGCAAAAGTGGTTGACAATCAACACGAAAGAAGAAATCCCTGATCTTTTTTAGTAGTTAAACTTAAACCATCAATAAATACCTTTTATACATTTAATGGAGAATTGTGCGCATGTCGTTACCAACATTTAAAGAATTTTTATTTGAAGCAGTAAACAAGGACAAGAAGTCTGAAGATAAAGCCAATACTGGTGGAAAGAACAAGAAGCTTTTCAATCACGCTATGCTTACACGTGACATTCAAAAAGTTGTAAAGTTGATGGACAAATCTTATGATGATTCGTTGACGCTTCTTGAAATGATCGTTTTGACTAAGGAAGTTCTTATCAGCCGCCTTGAACCTTACCGCGACGATCCAAAATACAAAGAACGCAAGAACAAAGATGACACAGCAACAACAAAAGCAATCTTTGACGAAATTGAAGATACACTTAGCACACACTTTCCAAAGCACCGTGGACAAATCCTTCGTCAATTCCTTACATTGATTGTTCAACCAATCATGGATGAGATCTCACGTGTTGGCATTGCGAATGCAGCAAGTTACTTTGATCACAAGCGTTTTGATGGTACTGCGAAAGATTCATTCGGTAAATTCATTGATCAACTTGAAAACTCAGTTATCGTTCCTAATGCGGAAGATAAAGAAGTTGCACAAAAAGTTCTTTCATTGTGGGCAAAAGAAGCACGTCACAAAGCGAAGGAAGCAAAACTCACTTCCAAGCAACGTAGACTACGTAGAATTGCAGCCGCTGTAGAAAAAGTGCAGAACACTGACGAAGACAAAGGCAAGGACAATAAGGATAAGGAAGACAAAGATGAATAAACAACGGTTGTTAGAATTGGCTGGAATGCCGGTTACAGAAAGTAAGTGGCCAACATTACCTCGAGACGAGATGATTGAACTTATTCTCGAACAAGTTCGAGAAAGTGACTGGGCTCCAGAAGAAATGGTTGAGATAATTTTAAAATTAATTCCTGATGATAAAGTAATAAAGAACATTCTCGAAAAACACTTCACATCGTCACTGGAAGATTATGTAGCGGATCATAAACGAGGCGAATAATCATACTATACCAATAAAATACAATAGAACCCTTTAAAACTTTTATAAAGGCTGGTTAATCACCAGCCTTTTCTTTTGCCCACTCATAAATACTCCAAAATATACTGGAGTACAAAATGGGAACATTTGATTCATTCGCTGACAGTCCTTTTCAAATACGTACCGAAGGACAAGACATAACAATTATTTTCGCGAGAACTGGTGAAACAACTGGTCGCATCTCGTGGAATATTCCTACACCTGCATTTGGTTGTTCAGCAGACGAACAAGCATATAATGGTATTATTGTTACTGTTGACAGTACAGCGACAGCACAACCAAAACAACCTACGGACGGTGTTGTATACACAGCAGATCCTACAGCAGATCCTGATTTGCACGCTGGTGATAAGATTGACACATCATTAGTCGTCGGCGCATTCTATAACGATAAAGTAACAACATTTGTTGACATTACAGGATTGACAGACGCTCCAGTATTTGTTTCAGGATTCGCGGTTGATCCAGAAAACAGATACCACACAAACGGTGTTCATGCTTACGCATTAGATTACAGACAAGATAACGAAGTATCACCAAAAGCTGGTTATCAAAATATCACATTAGGTGTTGCAGGAACAGATCCTACTAATTTAGTAATTGGAACTGATTATGATTTTTCACTTGATGTTGATGGAACCGAATATGATTTAGTAATCAACGGAACAAACGCATCAACATACGATGACCTTGTTGATGCTATTACAGTTGCGTTAAGTACAGTAGCCAATCCTGTAGAAGATGTAAC